TAATTTGAATTATTTTTATACCGCACCATCATTTGGGTCAACATATACACAAGTATTATCACAGTGTTTTAAAGACAATGCATTGGTGGAAGATATTATAAGTAATCAGTCTGTATTTAATGGTTCGGTTAGGTTATTTTGGGGAGGGACACATTTTGGATATTTCCCAACAGTTAGTTCAGTATCTCAAATTGATGAATATCTATCAAAATCAAATAGTGAAAAATGGGCTTGGAACTTATTTCTTGATGATAATTTTGATAGTGTAACTGGTGACAAAATAGAAGATTTATTTTCGGTTTTCACTAAGGAAGAACTTGATTTGTTTGAGAATGAATTTTTTAATTTTAGTAGGTCTGAACTACAAACAACCGACCCATTTAATTTTCAAACGATACTTAAAAAAAGTTTACAACTAAACCAATTTGATTTTTTAGATGCCAACCAAAATAAACTTCTAAATAACGTACAAACATCACAACAAAATTCATTCAACGGATATCTAAAAAATGTCTGTAATGAAAATCTAATTTTTCAAAAAGGTAACCCAACTAACTTTGATTTGAAAAATTTTAGATTTTTCACCGAAAATCCAGTTGAAGGAAGTTATGAAGACGTTTTAAAATATAGTACTGATACTTTTGATTACTTACCAAATGGAACTAACGGAGTGACATTTGAAGACTCAAGAAATAATTATACCGACCTTTGGAGAACTATGGATATATACGTAGGATTTTCAACTATACCTCAACTTTCATACACGGGAGACAGTTCATATATAACAGACTTTTTCATTGACAATGACGTTGCTTTCAATAATGATAATATCATAAGATTTGCTGATGAGATAAAATTGTATGCCTCAAGAAAATTATTAGTACAAGGAGCACCTTTTAACTTCTTTACCCAAATGGAGGATTACCTTGAAAGTTTAAATGTTTTTAGGGATTATATTTTAGAAGGAGTTATTAAAAAATTACAAAGGTCTTTACCAACTCCACAAAATACACAAACTGAAGATAAGAGCGCGACAGAAGGTTCGGTTACAAGATTAGAATATTACAATTTATTTAAAACAATAAATGACAAATGGGTTGCTGGTAACAATTATAATAATGAAACATTATTTGAGGATATTTTGTTTTTAGATAGAGCAAATAGAAATATTGGGGACATCGTTATTGTTGATATTTTTGATGCTGTAAAATATTTGAAAGGTAATAAAAAGGCAAATGTCTATACTGTGGTAACTTCTATAATTGAAAAGAATCACTTTGTAATTTATAACATGCCGTCATACATTAATTATTATAATGCTCAAAATGCCGGAGAAACACTAAAGACAGAACCAGATTTAACTTTTGCTTCTAAGTTATTTGGAACCTTTACCCAAGTTGACTACCAAGAGTCAAAGACAAAAATGGTTTGTCAATATGCTGAAACACCTTCAGAACATACAAAAAATAGTAGTACTAAGAATGCTTATAATGACGATAGTTGGGAATTTGATAAAGCAAATAGTAACCCAACTTTGGAAAATATGGATAAGAAGAAAGAGCAAGATGATTATTCATTGTCAAATAGAGCAGTTGCATTTGCGGTTGATTTTGGATTACAGAACCAAGGGGTTTTCCAAAACATACAAGTTGCTCAAGACATGGGTAAGGCAACATCAGAATCTTTACAGGCGGAGTATGATTTAGCAAATATGACAAGAGGTACTAAAACTACCACTCAGAATGTTAGTTTATATAACATATATAAAAGTAGAAGTTATTCAGCAACTGTTAATGCTTTTGGTAACGCCATGATACAACCGACTATGTATTTTGTATTGAAAAACGTTCCATTATTTGCTGGACCTTACTTAATTACTGATGTTGAACACACAATTACAAATGGTAGTTTTACTACAAAGATGGTGGGGACAAGACAAAAATTATACACTCCCCCGATTAAAAATTCACTACTTGAAACTATTAAAAATAATTATGTTGATAAATTAGTTAACCAACTTGTTAATAAGAAACAAACTGAAAAAACAATTAGTGCTAATACAATTAATACAAAAAATTCTATTTCTTCGGATATACAATCAAAAATGACTCCGTCTCCTAACCAAACCTGTAAAACATCATCTTCGTACGGAACTTATTCGGCAACGACAGTTCAAGAAACTTCAACACCGTTTAAACAAATGATAGATACAGTTAGAGATAAGATAAGAGAATTTAATTTTGGTTCAAATTCTGGAGACTCAATGAACTATATAGTTTCGACTCTCTTCTATGTCAAATCTTTTGATACCAATGGATTTAAGTATTATAATAATAACGTTTCAGGAATACCAATAGGGGAGGGAACTCCTGCTTGGGGAGGAAATTTACCAACACTTTTTGATAAAAGTTATATATGTTTAAATAACTCTGAAAACAAGAGTTATGCTTATGCGGTGTTCACATCACTTGACAACAACATTAGATTTACATGGGCTAAATATAAAACAGTATTTGATAGTGTTGTTCAAAATATCGAAAACGAAGATTTATTCGTTAGTGGATTTACAAGGACATGGATTGAGAAATTCCCAACAGATAAAACGGATACGACTAATAACTTATATGAGTCGTTTAAAACCGACAATCCCCAACAGTTTCAAACACTTGAAAATAAAGTTCGGGATGGATACAGAAAAATCAAATCCAATTTTACGTAAATTTGAATTAACTTAGATATTTATATAAAAAAATCACTATGGACGTTAAACAATTATTAGATAATTACCTCGGAAGAAAAACTAGAATCACTGAAAAAGATGCCGGAAACGGATTTAAAGAAGTTTGTGATTTAGATACCGGTGATTGTTACACAGTTAGAATGAAAGACGGTCTAATTGAAAGAGTTGACAATACTTATATGTCAAATAAAAAAATTAATGTTGAAACTAAAACAGGAATTAAACAACTTTTAAACGGTTAAAAAATGGAAATATCTAAAGCAATATTGGAGGAGTTAAAAAAATACAAAGAGATAAATCACTATATCTTTGAACAAGACGCTGGTCTTGATACACCACCTCCACCACCTGGTGGAGAAGAGGCTTTACCTGACCCAGCGGCTGCTGCCCCTGCGGCTGAAACTCCTCCGGCTGTTGAAGCTGAAGCCGGTGCACAACCCGTGGATGTGGCAACCGACCCAGAAGTTGAAAAAGTTGGTGAAGAAGGGGAAGATGAAACTGGAACAGAAGAACTAGAAGTTACTGACTTAGTTAAATCACAACAAAACATAGAAAAAAAACAAGAAGAATATTTTAATAATTTATTTTCACAACTCTCAAATCTTGAACAAAAATTGTCTGACATGGATAATGTTATGAGTAAACTAAATGATTTAGAGGCTAAAATTGAAAAGTATCGACCTAAAACAAATCAAGAAAAATTAGAATTGAGAAGTTTAGATTCAGGTCCATATAATCAAAAATTGACCGATTTTTTTACAGACAAACAACAAGATATTGAAAAGGCGGGAAAAAATGAGTATGTTTTAACAACCGACGAAGTTGAAGATTATTCAGTTGATGAAATCAAAGGAACCTTCAGTAACTACGGAGAAGAAGACGAATTCAAACCGATTAAGTATTAATTGGTAATCCTTATTTGACTTTTACGGCTGACACTTTTATTATTGTTCATTAACTATTAAATTATATATTATGGCGACAAATTCTTTAGATGCTGTTCTCGCTCAGTATGAAAAAGCGAAATCAAACACAGGTGGTAGTAAAATCTCCCAAGAAGACCGAATGAAGAAGTACTTCGCGGCAATTCTACCACAAGGAAAATCAACAGGACAAAAAAGACTCCGAGTTCTTCCAACTACAGATGGCTCATCACCATTCAAGGAAGTATGGTTTCACGAAGTTCAAGTTGCTGGTAAATGGAATAAAATCTATGACCCAGGTAAAAATGACAATGAGCGTTCACCTTTGAACGAAATTCATGACGAACTTATGATGACTGGCAAGGCTTCTGATAAGGAACTTGCAAAACAGTACAAAGCTCGTAAATTCTACATCGTTAAAGTTATTGACAAAGACGCACCTGAGGACGGAGTAAAGTTCTGGCGTTTTAAGCATAACTACAAGAACGAAGGAATCCTTGACAAAATCATTCCTATTTGGAGAGCAAAAGGAGATATTACTGACCCTGAGAAAGGTCGTGACCTTATTCTCGAACTCACCAAAGCAAAGACCCCAAAAGGCGTAGAATATACAGTTATTCAAACTGTAATGTATGATGACCCGGCTCCTCTTAACGAAGATAAAGAGACAATGGACTCTTGGGTTAAAGATGAACTGACTTGGAAAGATGTTTATTCTAAGAAACCTGTTGAGTACTTGGAAGCAATTGCTCGAGGTGAAACTCCACGTTGGTCTTCTGAACTTGGTAAATATGTTTACGGTGACGAGTCTGGCGAAATGACTATGGGTGGAACTATTTCTGACCCACAAGCCGGTGACGAACCTGATGGCGACCTACCCTTCTAATTAAAAAAAATATTAATCAAACTACCCCTGAAATATGGGGTGGTTTTTAATACCTTTAAAAATGACAATTCAAGAAAAAATCTCAAAAAAACTTTATGATGCTCTTATGAGCAAATATGCTTCCGAAATGAGTGAGGCAGAAGCAACACTTTTGGTCTATTTTAATAATCCTGTTGGAATTGGTGAACACCCACAACACTTGGAAGAAATGGATAAAATGGTTGAAAAATATGCAAACGCAAAAGATAAAAGCGAAGCGTTACAACAAATTGTAAAATACAACTAATTATGGCATTAAAGAAAAAAGAATTTTCGTTAGATGCAATTAAGGACAAGTACTCAACCAAAACTAAGTACAAAGATACTCAGTTCTTTGAAGTCGGTGAAGCTTTTCATAATAGCTGCGGTATTCCCGGTCCTGCTATGGGTAACATTAACATGTTCCTCGGTCACTCGAACTCTTCAAAAACAACTGCCTTGGTTAAAACAGCGGTAGATGCTCAAAAGAAAGGAGTTCTACCTGTTTTTATAATCACTGAAAAGAAGTGGTCTTGGGAACATGCGGTTGAACTTGGACTTGAGGCCAAAATGGTTGACGGAGAATGGGACGGATATTTCATCTTCAACGACTCATTTGACTACATCGAACAAGTAACTGAATATATTAATACACTTCTTGATGAACAAGAAAAAGGAAATATTCCTCACTCACTTTGTTTCCTTTGGGATTCGGTAGGTTCAATCCCTTGTAAGATGACTTTTGATGGTAAGGGTGGTAAGCAACATAATGCTTCGGTACTTGCTGACAAAATTGGTATGGGTATTCACGCTCGTATTACAAAGTCAAAGAAAGAAGATTATCCATATTACAATACTCTTGTAGTTGTTAATCAACCTTGGGTAGAACTTCCTGATAATCCATTTGGACAACCAACAATTAAGGCAAAGGGTGGAGAAGCTCTGTGGCTTGCATCGGCACTTGTGTTCCTATTTGGTAATCAGAAAAATGCGGGTATTAATCACATTACTGCAACCAAAAATGGACGAACTGTATCTTACGCTATCCGTACTAAAATCTCTGTGTTGAAGAACCACATTAATGGTCTTGGATACAAAGACGGAAAAATCATCGCAACTCCACAAGGATATATTGCCGATGATAAAGACGCACTTGAAAATTATAAGAAGGATTATTCTCAGTACTGGAACGCAATACTTTCAGGAACTGGTGAAATAATTCTTGATGAAGTTGAAGAAGTTATTGAAAGCGAAGACTAATTTATTATCTTTGTATCTGTGAAAAAGACTCTCCTTGTTGATGGTAACAACCTATTCAAAATAGGTTTCCACGGTGTGAAAGATTATTTCCACAATGGAAACCATATTGGGGGTCTTTTTCACTTTATTAATACCCTTAGAAAATTTATCGACGAACAAAACTTTGATAAAGTTATTGTTTTTTGGGATGGAGAAGACTCAAGGTCTCTTAGAGAAGTTATTTATCCAAAATATAAAATGAACCGAAGACTTACGTTTGAGGACCCAATTTATATTTCATATTTGTATCAAAAAAACAGAGTAAAACAATACTTGGAGGAAATGTACGTAAGACAACTTGAAGTCCAAGGAATCGAAGCGGATGACCTCATGGCTGAATATTGTCGGATATCTGAAAATGAACAAAAACTAATATTTTCAAGCGACCGAGATTTGACCCAACTCATATCTGAAAAAGTTTCATTATACTCCCCATCATTAAGGGCCACATTTAAAAACGGAGACAAAATCAAATTCGGTGATTTTGAATTTCCCCACGAAAATGTCCTAACTTTAAAAATTATGATGGGAGATAAATCCGATAACATAGAGGGTATCCAATCTCTTGGAGAAAAGACCATTGTTAAATTCTTCCCTGAACTCTTAGAGAAGAAAGTTACCTATCAAGAATTATTGGATAAAGCTGAAATTCTTTTAAAAGAACAAAAAGATAACACAACTTTAAAGAATATTTTGACTGGTAAGACAAAATCAGGTATATTTGAACAAGAGTATTATCAGGTGAATGAAAAGATTGTTGATTTGTCTAACCCATTATTAAATGATGAGGCAATTGAACAAGTTGGATTTGTTTATTCTGAGAAATTAGATACAGAGGGTAGGAGTTATAAGAATCTAATCAAATTTATGGTGGATGATGGAATTTTTAAATTCTTACCTAAAACAGATGACGCATGGACTTATTTTATAACACCATTTTTAAAGTTAACAAGAAAAGAAAAAAGTAAAACAAAGTAAAATTTTTATGAAAGAGCAAAATGTAGATTTAACTAAGTTGGAGTTCCTTATGACAGTGAACGATAACTTCATCGTTCAACGTTACTTCAACGTTAAGGATTACAACCCAAAGGCAAAAAATTCTTTAGAGCTTTTGGATTTATTAAATGATTTTGTTGGTGACATGAAACAACATCTCAAAATGAAGAGTGTTTCTTATATGTCCGACAATCAGTATGAAATTATGGAGAACCCCGAGGTTCTTGAAACATCTTTTACAGATGGACCAGAAGTGTTTAATTTGTATCTAAAGTATAATGGTAACATTATGTATCACTACACCTTTGATGCTAAACCATACCCTCCTAAAGTTCGTTATACTGTGGATATTCGTCCATATTTGAAGGGTGTTTTGTCAAATCTTACCGAGGTCTTCTCATCAAAAAATTTAACTTACAAATTGATGGGTTACTCACTAGTCTAATAATATTTAATAAAAAAAGACTAGAATGGCTGACAAAAATTTTGATTATTTAGGAAACACATTCCAACAGCAACTTATCAATCAAATTATTGTTGATAAGAATTTTGCTCACTCAATTTTGGAAGTAATCGACTCCAATTATTTTGAAAATAAGTATTACAAAATCATAATGCAAATGATTAAGGAATACTATAAAAAGTTCGATTGTACCCCAACCTATGACACTTTAAATCAAATTGTTAAGTCAGAGATTACCCAAGAGTTGATGTTAAAAATCACATTGGATACCCTTAATGAAGTTAAGAATGTATCAGATGAAGGGGCTCTTTTCGTTCAAGAAAAGGCCCTTAAATTCTGTAAACAACAAGAGCTTCAAAAGGTAATGACAAAGGCTCAAAAGATTATTGATGGTGGTGAGTTTGAAAATTATGACACTCTTGAGGAGATGGTTCGAGAAGCCCTACAAGTTGGGGTTATAGAAAAAGACACAGGAGATGTATTTGAGAACTTGGACCAAGTTTTAGAAGAAGATTATAGACACCCAATTCCAATTGGAATACCAGGTATAGATAATCTTTTGAAGGGTGGTCTTGCAAAAGGTGAAATCGGAGTTATATTAGCGCCAACAGGTGTTGGTAAGACGAGTTTAACAACAAAGTTTGCTAACCACGCTTTTAATATGGGATTTAATGTGTTACAGATATTCTTTGAGGACAACCCAAAGATTATTCAAAGAAAACACTTTACCCTTTGGACTGGAATTGCTCCTGACCTTCTTGGAGAACACAAAGAAGAGGTTATGAAAAAAGTAACCGAAGTTCAAGATAAGATGAAGAACAAACTTATTCTTAAAAAACTTCCATCAGATACTTTGACTATGGGTCAAATTAAAAATCAAATCAGAAAGATGATTGCCGATGGGATTAAGATTGATGTTATTATCTTGGACTATATTGATTGTGTAACACCTGAGAAGATGATGGACGATGAATGGAAGAGTGAAGGTTCTGTAATGAGGGCATTTGAGTCAATGTGTCATGAATTGAACATTGCTGGTTGGACGGCGACACAAGGTAACAGAAGTTCAATTTCATCAGAAGTTGTTACAACAGACCAAATGGGGGGTTCAATTAAGAAGGCTCAAGTAGGTCACGTTATTATATCAGTGGCAAAAACTCTACAACAAAAAGAGCTTAAACTTGCAACAATTGCCATCACAAAATCTCGTATTGGTAAAGACGGGGTAGTTTTTGAAAATTGCAAATTTGACAATGAATTGCTTATAATTGATACGGAAAGTTCTATGACATTCCTTGGATTTGAAGAAAATAAGGAACAAAAAAATAGAGATAGAATTCGTGAAATTATGGAGAAAAAGAAACAACAAACAGTATAATTATTTAAAAATAGGAGTCTTATTTATGGAAAAAATTTTAGTGGAAAATCCGAATCGATTTGTGATATTCCCAATTGAACACAACGATATTTGGGAATATTATAAAATGCACCAAGCCGCATTTTGGACGGCAGAAGAGGTGGATTTATCGGGTGACATTCGTGATTGGGAGAACCTTTCAGAGAATGAACAATACTTTGTTAAGAATGTATTGTCATTTTTTGCGGCATCTGATGGAATTGTTAATGAGAACTTGGCTGAAAATTTCTACCGAGAAGTTCAATATCCTGAAGCTAAATTCTTTTACGGAATGCAACTTGCAATGGAGAACATCCATAGTCTAATGTATTCACTTCTAATTGATACATATGTTTCCAACCCAAAGGAAAAGGATGAATGTTTCCATGCAATTGATAGACTTCCTGCGGTTCAGAAGAAAGCAAAGTGGGCTCTTGATTGGATTACAAATGCATCATTTCAAGAAAGACTTGTGGCATTTGCGGCTGTGGAGGGAATCTTCTTCTCAGGTTCATTCTGTTCAATCTTTTGGTTGAAATCAAGAGGAATTATGCAAGGGTTGTGTAACGCAAATTCACTTATCTTTAAAGATGAAAATCTTCACTGTGACTTTGCAATTCACCTTGTAAACAATCACTGTGAAAACAAGCCAAGTGAAAAGAGAATCAAAGAGATTTTGTTGTCGGCTCTTGAGATTGAAAAAGAGTTTATTACAGAATCACTTCCAGTATCACTTATTGGTATGAACTCAAACCTTATGAAACAATATCTTGAGTTTGTTGTTGATGGTCTACTTGTTAAGTTTGGATGTAAAAAACATTTTAATGTTGAACAACCATTTAAATTTATGGAACAAATCGCAGTTGAAACAAAAGGTAATTTCTTTGAGTCAAGGACTGTTGAGTATCAGAAAGCAAAGTTGAACGAAACATTGTCCTTTACGGATGACTTTTAATTGATTATTTTATAACACTATGATGTCACTAAAAATTAAAAAACGTAGTGGGGAAGATGCGTCCTTTAACCCACAGAAAATATATAACAGAATTAAAAGAGCTGCTAAAGGTTTAAACATTAATTCTGATGAGATTTTTATTAAGGTAATTACCTCAGTCCCAACTGAAGGTGAGATTACCACAAAGGAACTTGATAAGTTAATTTACGAGATTGCAGCAGCATTTACTGGAAGTCACCACGACTACTCAAGATTGGCATCATCAGTTGCAATTTCTGCTTACCACAAAGAAACAAATCCAAGTTTCTCAAACACTATGATGGAACTTTACAAAGAAGGAATTGTTAATGAGGAGTTTATCAATATGATTAGCAGTTACGGACCATCTAATGTTGATGAAGTTATTAATCACGATAATGATTATAACTTTGATTATTTCGCTTGGAGGTCTCTGCAAGAGATGTATCTTCTGAAATTACCAAGTGGTAAGACAATTGAAAGACCTCAACATATGTATATGCGTGTTGCAATTTGGGTTACTAAATCATTTGAACAGGCTGTCGAATATTATAAGTCACTCTCAAGTCAACTTATTTCACCGGCAACACCTATTATGATTAATGCTGGCACAAAAGTTCCACAACTCGCTTCTTGTGTTCTTCACTACAATGATGCTGATTCAAGAGAAGGTCTTTTGAATACTATGAGAGATATATCAACATATTCATCAGACGCTGCCGGTATTGGACTATCTATGTCTAATATTCGTAGTAAGGAAAGTCGTATTACATCATCAGGTGGATTTGCCGGTGGACTTTTGAAATATTTGAAGATTGTTAATGAGTCACTTAGATTTTTTAACCAACAGGGTCGTCGTCCTGGTTCTGCGGCAATTTATTTAGAACCTTGGCACAAAGATATCTTTGACCTACTTGATATTAAAAAGAATACAGGTGCTGAAGAACTTAGAGCCAGAGATTTGTTCACCGCTCTTTGGATTCCTGACAACTTTATGAATGCGGTTAAAAACAATGGTGATTGGTATTTGTTCTGTCCTAATGACATTAAAAAAGCGGGTATCAAACCTCTCCAAGAATGTTATGGTGATGAGTATGAAGAAAATTACAATAAGACAGTTGAATTAGGTCTCGGTAAAAAAGTTAAAGCCCAAGAAATTTGGTCAAAGATAATCGAGTCACAGATTGAAACTGGTGTCCCGTATCTTTGTTCAAAAGACAACGCAAACAAAAAAACAAATCATCAAAACATTGGTGTAATTAAACAATCAAATCTTTGTAATGAGATTTACCAATACACAGATGAAAACACAACTGCGATTTGCACACTATCATCAATGGTACTAAAAAACTTCATTAAAGATGGAACATTTGACCACCAATTATTGTATGACGAAACTCGTAAAGTTGTAAGAGCTCTCAACAAAGTTGTTGATATTAACAACTACTCAACTGAAAAAGGAAACAAGGGTGGTCGTGAACAAAGAGCAATTGCCATTGGAACACAGGGTCTTGCCGATGTATTCTATTTGATGGATTACATCTTTACATCTGACGAAGCGAAGAAACTAAATAAAGAAATATTTGAAACAATTTATTTTGCGGCAATTACTGAAAGTTGCCGTTTATGTAAGGCAGAAGAATATAAACCATATGACTTCTTTAACGGCTCACCAATGTCAGAAGGAATATTCCAATTTGATATGTGGGGACTTAATGAAGGTGATTTATCGGGAAGATGGGATTGGAACTCATTAAAAGAAGAAGTTAATGATTATGGTGTTTGTAATTCTTTATTCACCGCTCAAATGCCTGTGGCATCATCTGCTAAGATTACAGGTTCATATGAAATGACAGAGCCGGCTCACTCAGCTATTTTTAACAGAAGAGTTGTTGGTGGTGAGATTATGATTGTTAACAAGTATTTGATTAACGACTTTGAGAAGTTGGGTATATGGTGTGAAGACCTAAAGAACGAAATCATTCTAAATGAAGGTTCAGTCCAGGGAATTAATTTTAATAATTATCTCGACCCTGAAGATAGGAACTATAATAAAAAGGTTAAAAGAATTGAACACCTGATTCCAAAGTATAGAACAATATGGGAAATTTCTCAGAAAGAACTGATTGAAATGTCTGCTGATAGAGCTCCGTTTATCGACCAATCACAGTCAATGAATATCTATATGGGTAATCCAACTCTTTCTAAAATTTCATCATCTCACTTTTACGGATGGGAAAAGGGACTCAAAACACTTTGTTACTATGTTAGGACAAAGGCTATCTCAACAGGGGCGAAACACTTAGCGGTTGATATATCAAAGATTAAAAAACCAAACGTTACACCAGAGCCACCAAAGGTAGATTACTCATCAATGAATCTACCACCAAAACCTGAGAATAGTGAATTTGATTGTTTTGGATGTTCATCATAAAAATAAATCCCGAGAAATCGGGATTTTAAATTTAAAAGTATGGCAGTATTAAACGAAAATATTGAATTATTTAAGTGTTTGATTAGGGTTTCACATTTTACAAAAAATCCTGAGGATGATAATAAATTCCATAAGGCTTATGCTTTTGCTATTCAGTCAGTTGCTGGAAAAATATTAACATTCCATATTATGACAGATTATGGAATGTTAAGGTCAAGAGTTCCTATTTCGGATATTTTTATGCAAGAGCCAATAAAGGATATACCTTTTCATTTTAAACAATTATGGGATTGTTTTTCTGAAAATGTAACAATAACAACTTATGATTATCTATATGAAAAAAGATGTCAAGTTGTTTTAAGAGATGGGGTTAAAGTTTGGGCGACTTATCTTATGACCGTAGACTGGTTCAAAAATCCTTATTCCGACGAACCTTCGGATTATAAGTGTGGTCACATATTAATCGCTGACGATGGATACTTGATGTGTCAACCAAACAATAGAATTTATTGGAAAGACTCCAATTGGATTACAAATAAATTTCCTATTGAACCAAAATCAATTAAAGTTGATACAGAATTACCTTCAGTTGAAACATTATCAGACAGATGGGTTGCCGATAATGGAGATTGTTATTACTATGACCTTAATGAAATTAAATAGTTCCATATTTATATCATATGGCAAATGGTAAAACATACGGTGTAACGTTTCCTTTTAGAGATTCATTCGATGGTAAGTACTTAGATACTACCGATTATGAGGACCAAGAGATAAGGAGTAGTTTAATACATTTATTATTAACTAGAAAAGGTGCGAGATATTTTTTACCTGATTTTGGTACTCGTCTTTATGAATACATTTTTGAACCATTAGATGGGCCAACATTTAACCAAATAGAGGCGGAAATAAGAGATTCTGTAGAACAATTCATCCCTAATTTATTAGTTAATAATATAAGTGTTTATGCTGCTACGGATGATGAATCAACGGTTTCTTCCCCACAAGGAGTTGCAAATAAAACCTTTGACTTACCAAATAGAAATACCATAGAATATACAGCTAAAGTAAGAATTGATTATACTATCACAAGTAATGCATTTAATCAGAGTGATTTTATAGTTATTAATATATAAAAGTAATGGCAAACAAACAGATATCATATACTACTAGAGATTTCCAAAATATTAGGAATGAATTAATAAGTTTTACAAAAACTTATTATCCTGAATTAGTTCAAAACTTTAATGATGCTGCAATTTTTAGTGTTTTCATGGATTTAAATGCGGCTGTTACTGATAACCTACACTATCACATTGATAGAAATCTACAAGAAACAGTTTTACAATACGCTCAACAAAGAGCTTCAATATATAATATTGCGAGAACATACGGACTTAAAATACCGGGACAGAGACCGTCAGTTGCTTTATGTGAGTTCTCAATTACCGTCCCAGCTTTTGGGGATAAAGAAGACATTAGGTATTGTGGTATATTGAGAAGAGGGAGTCAAGTACAAGGAGCTGGACAAATATTTGAAACAATTTATGATATAGATTTTGCCGCTGAATTTAATAATGAGGGATTCCCCAACAGAGTTAAAATTCCAAATTTTAATGCCAATAATCAATTAATTAATTATACGATTGTTAAAAGAGAACCAGTGGTTAATGGACTCACAAAAGTTTTTAGAAAAACAATAACAAATGCTGAATCTAGACCTTTCTACGAATTGTTCTTACCTGAAAAAAATGTTTTAGGGGTTACAAGTGTTTTATTGAAAGACGGAACATCATATACTAACGTTCCATCATCTCAGGAATTCTTGGGAGTTGCAAATAGGTGGTATGAAGTTCAGGCCTTAGCTGAAGACAGAATTTTTGTAGAAGACCCAACTAAATCCTCTGATACTCCGGGAATTAAAGTAGGTAGATATCTACAAACTAATACTAGATTTATAACTGAATTTACCCCACAAGGATTTTTGAAATTAACATTTGGGGGAGGTAATACATCAACTGATGAATTACTTAGAGATTTTGCAAGAAATGGAACGCCTTTAGATTTATCAAAATACCAAAATAACTTTTCATTAGGGTCAGCTTTAAAGGCTAACTCAACTTTATTCATACAATATAGAATAGGCGGGGGATTAGGGTCGAATTTAGGGGTTAATATTCTCAACGGAATTGGCACGATTAATTTCCTAGTAACTGGACCTTCTTCTATTATCAATAACAATGTGGTAAATTCATTGACCTGTAATAATATAACAGCGGCAATTGGAGGAGCAAATATCCCAACAACTGAGGAAGTTAGAAATTACACAACATTTAATTTTGCCGCTCAAAACAGAGCAGTAACAGTTAATGATTATGAAGCGGTAATAAGGAAAATGCCATCTTCATTTGGGGCACCTGCTAAAGTTGCAATAACTGAAGAAGATAATAAAATAAAGATTAATGTATTGTCTTACGATACAAATGGAAAGTTAGTACCAGTTATTTCTGATACTTTAAAAACAAATATTGCTAATTATTTATCTAATTACAGGATGATAAACGATTACATTTTTGTTACTTCTGCAAACGTAATTGATTTACAATTTGACATTTCTTTGGTATTGGATGCCACCCAAAATCAAGGAGTTGTAATATCTAACATTATTGTAAAGATAAGTGATTACATGAGTCCCGTTAATCGTGAGATGGGTGAAAACGTTAATATCTCAGAAGTTAGAAGAATAATCCAATCAGAAAATGGGGTAATTTCTATATCAGACATATTAGTATATAACTTGGTAGGCGGAGTTTATTCGTCTTCAGAGACTTCACAAAAGTATAAAGATTCTGCAACTAGACAAATAGAATTAATTGATGATACAATATTTGCAGAGCCTACACAAATTTACCAAGTTAGATTCCCGGGTAGCGACATTAAGATAAGGGTTAAAAATTTATCTACTGTCAATTTCTCATAATAAGTGATTATTTATTTATTTTTATAAAATTGTACCTAAACTATTTATCAAAAAATAGTTTTTATGCCGAATTCATACCGTATACGCACCGAGGTTGGGGTGGATAAAGTTTTACAAGTTAAATTAGACCAAGATTTTGATACATTAGAAATTTTATCGTTAGCAATATTTCCAAATGACGTTTATTTAAGAAATTGTGCAACTTTTGGTACAATATGCGGTAGAGTATTTTGTAATAGAGGGCTAGGTTTACCTAATGCCAGGGTTTCTATTTTTATCCCAATAGAGGAAGTGGATGAATCAAATCCCTTAATCTCTTCAGTTTATCCTTATAAGTCATTTGAAGATTTTAATGAGGATGGGTATAAATTTAATTTGTTACCGTATTCACAATCACATTCAGGTCACGTTCCAGTTGGTACTTTTCCTGATAGGGTTGATGCTTTGACCGACCCTACTGTTGTAGAAATTTACGACAAATATTATAAGTTTACTTCAAAAACAAATGATTCTGGTGACTACATGATTTTTGGGATACCAATTGGTGAATATGACATAATCATGCAAGTTGACCTTTCCGATATAGGTGAATTTTCTCTACTACCACAAGACCTTTTAAGAATGGGTTTGGCAAATGAATCACAATTAGACGGAACTAGATTTAAATTCTCAGAAAACTATAGTGAATTACCACAAATTGTGACTTTAAAAAAAGTCGTTCAAATTGCCCCATTCTATGGGCAAAAAGATATATGTGACCATTATATAACAAGAGCTGACTTTGATTTAACAAGTGAGGCGGGTATTGAACTTAAACCAACAGCGGTTTTTATGGGTTCAGTAATATCTTCTGAAAATAGAAAAAAACTTAAAAGAAATTGTAGAGTACCCGCAAAACAAGGATGGTTATGTAACTTAGTTGCGGGACCTGGACAAATAGAAACTGTTAGACATACAATTTTTTCTGACAACCAAGGAAGACCCATATTAGAAGAATTTAGGTTAGAAAATGACGGTAAATTAATCGATGAAAATGGTACATGGCTCATTGAACTACCAATGAACTTAGACTTTGTATACACCGATGAAGATGGTATTAAAAGAATATCCACAGATGGAGAAAGAGGAGTCCCCACCAAGTCCAAGTATAGATTTAAAGTTAAATGGCAACAATCTCCACAGTTATCAGAAGAAAATAGAAGAGGATATTTTTTAGTTCCAAACATCAAAGAATGGGGATGGTCAAATTACGCCAATGACCCAAACTTTACTAATGTTGGCACTGGAACCATTGAACTACCTATAAATGGAGATAATCCGATACCTGCGGGAGAAGAACCAAGTGCTGGACCTTTTTTATATTTACTTGCAGATTCTAGTCAATACTACAATGTTGTAAATACAAATAATATTGAAACATATACAATTGTTGTCGATGGAGTTGAAGAACCAAATTATACCGACACAATACCTATGGGTATATTTTTTAGTATGACCCCTAGGCCCGACGTGTATATTAAATACACTCTTATTGACCCACAATTACAAGGTATTCTTTTTATAGAACCACTTACCGAACCATTATTTCAATTACAATCTTCCTATGCATTTAGCGTGGATTGGACTGACTATGGAACACCTGAAATGATTCAGGAGGCAATAGACTGCGTAGATAGATTCTATGAGTTCAAATTCAATAAAGTTTATACGGTATCTTCATTAATTGATAGATATTCAAACAGAATATTTCCTCAAAAATCAATACAGATTAAACATATTATAGATAGTACATGTGAAGGTATAAATAACCCATTCCCAACTAATGATGCTTATTATAGATTTGATATACTTTACATATTATTCAGTTTTGTATTAACAATATTAAAACCAATTGGTATTATAATAATTGTTATTATGCACGTATTAGCTTGGCTTTGGCCCTTATGGCAAGCTGTCCTAAAACTTATATATAGCATTCAAAACTTTATATATAAAATATGTAAAGCAGTTAATAAAATTCCAGGAGTTAACCTAACTTGTACCCAACCAACACCTCCGAAAGATGAGGAAAACCCATTTACCAATCTTAAAATACCACTTTTTCTTTACACTGAAGATGGTTGTGAGAGATGTAGATGTAAATTAGAAGAACAAAATATTAGTGGTAGTGATGCTTTAGATAATTTATTAGATAATATTGCTCAACTTGAAGAAAATAACACGTCATTATTAGCAGATTTTCCGGACCAAAATGCATACAATCCTATTAGGTGTATAAATACTGCTGGACCTGACTACGATGGACTTTGCGGAGTTCCGATTACTGATAGAGGTATTGCAACAGTTTTTAATAACCCTGAAAGAGAGGCACAATACTTAGAAATGCATCAGGCATTAATTGCCGGCTCTAACACAGCAGAAGAACCAAGAGCTAGAAGATTCCCAATTTGGATTGGGTCTGAATTGTCGACTCCTAGTTTTAACATATTTATGCATTCCGACGGACTACCAATTGCTGAAAGATTAAACTTGTTTAATACAAAGGCAAAATATTTTGATAACTTAAACCCCCCAGGTTCTCCAGGTACTGGAGGTGCGGGAACAACAATTACAACACAAACATTTTTTGGCGTAAGAAGAACGAGTAATGTTAATTTTGCTATGGGTACTTCTTTTAGTACGTACGGAACTAGCAGTACGTTTATTACAAACTATGTTGAAGAGGTAGACATTGCGGCCACTTTTGACCCAATAGCAGGTACTTTTACCGCACCACAGGCAGGAACCTATTCATTTTCATATTCAATGACCTTTGAAATCGTATCGTCACCTTTAGGTAGGTATTGTTTCGATGATGATAATAATTTGGTTTCTTGCGTTACCGCAAAAGTAAATATAACGGACGGATTTACAACAAGCTCAACTGTTGTGTCACCATTTTATATGTCGCAAGATTATGGAGAATTGTATCCTAACATTTTTGGTAACGGATTTTTGGTCCAACCACCCACGTATACTATTTCGGGTACGTGGACTAGAAACCTCACTGCAAATCAAACACTTAAATTAAAAGTTAATATTGAGTTAGGACAGGTTATACCTAATATTAATGGTTTTGCTAATAACCCTGGATTTGAATCATATGAATACGATAGTTTTAATGGAAATTTAGGGGATTGTGTAGATTCTACCGACTGTGATTTTGAATTTGTGGTAAGGGATATCGAATGGACTTTAAATAGTAGTCCTGAGGTTACCGTACCAATTGCTGCCACAGGAGTTGAAGCGGGTTATAAATTAAGTCCAGGTAATACAGGATGGAATCAGGCTAGAGTACAATGGGCTTCAGACAGACCTGCAAATGCTAACAAGTTTCACTATGATAATATGATTGTATTACTTGTTAACAACACGGGATTAACTGAAGGTGACATGATTAGTTTCACTTCCGCATCGGTTTCAAAAGACAAAAATAAAAACAAAATTTTTGGAATACAATACGATAGAAACACAATAAGGGCTAAATACGCAAACCCTATATACGGAGACCCAAATCCATTACTTATAACAACTTATCAAATAGACGACACTCCTCCCGAGGCTCAAAGAAATGTAATTAGAAAAACACCATATGCAATCGACATAGAGTATTTCCAAGTAGTTAAACAAATGGATATGCTTCAGTATTTTTTCTTAACTGGAAATGATTTGTTCGACCCATTTACAACTCCACCAAACAATGATGTTAGATTTTCACTACCGTGGAGATTTTTGAGAAGTCATTTGGGGCCTGAAAAAGGAAATCAAATATGTAATGATACGGACTATCCATATATGGCGGGGAGTAGCTCCCTTTACAGGAATGGTAATATGATATATCAAACCACAGCTAATTATGCCGGTGGATGGGCTTGTAACTCTTGTGCTGGATGTCGAGCAGGGAACACATATCAAAAAGGTTCGGTTGACCCGATTAGAAGTTATACTGCATTTACAGAAGGTTTTAGTGTTGTATTTTTACAAAGAGGAGTCGACCCGCATTCCCCAAGAATTAATATCAAATATGACCTTAGAAGATTTTTTGGAATAAATAATGATTACAATTTACCCGCAATTACTTTATATGGTGTAGACATAACTAACGAAGTTGTAGTTGAAGGAATGTTTAGGGTTAATATTCCAATACAACCCGGTGGAGAAGAATATGGAGAAGGGACTTGGGAACAAAATAACCCCCACGGACTTAGGTTAATTGAACATAATACTATACAAAATAATAACGACTCAACCTACGTTGGAGCACATCCTCCAGTCCATTTTGAGAGTCAGTTTTTTACCTATGACAATCCTGATAACGACTATATAGAATTTAGCTCAACTACATTGAATTATTATTCCGCTCTTGATAGAGCGGCGGTCTATCAAGGTTTTGGGGACGAAGCTTATAGGTGGAATCCGGAAATGCCTCGTTTTGCGGTTGACCTTTATACTGTTGACACAACTCAAGAGTTATGTTTAGTGAGAACTGATAGTCCTTGGACCTCAACTCCACAACTTTCCCCTGATTTACCTCTTTGCGTTGCACAATATCCCGATGATGTGGCAACAAATAGTGCTGGACCTAATTGGGCTCAATTAAGTGAGACTAACCAATTTACATTGACATTGAGTTATTATTGTAGTACCACAAATGGTAACGTATATATAACTGAACATAATTTTGCTCCAGACCAGGGAAATAATGCATTATGCCCCGGCAGCACAAGGTACTGTTGTGACCCTTTTTGTAATGCTACAGTTAGTGATTGTAGATGGTTTAGACATTGTCCTGTTTGGAAACATAAGGCTAATGATGTTTCAGGATATTGGTATCGAGAATATGTTGAAGGAGGGTCATGTTTAGGTTTATTTTTATATAGGTCAGATAACCCTTGGCCTACTTTTTCAGTTTATGGGGACTTTAATGAATGCGAAAATCCTGGAATTGAACCTGATGCTACATATCAAATGTTTAACCCAAACTATGATATTAATGTTTATTGGTCTCCAGTTTATGCTGGATTTACTGAAACTGAACCTAGACCGGATTTCGTTAACAATTTTTTTGGAGGAGACGTTGAGGAGGCAAGAAAATGGTGGTACGTCAACCCTAGACACACAATAACATATTCAAATAAAGATAGGTTGGTTATAAGAACTGATAGATTACCATCATCTACAAACTTACAAAATGACGGTCTTGGTGCAAGTTATATTATGCACCAAAATAGTGGATTCCTTATTGTGGTTTATGAAGATTTAACAGGTGAAGGGTTAGAAGAGGGAACCGCTGCAACTGTTCCTTATGAAGCTGGAGGAGAAGTAAACTTTGAAAATTTACCTGGAGGTACTGGTGGGGCATATGCGGGTGTGACAGAATCATTGGTTGACTGTACAAAGGCTGTTGATTTGAATAGTTATGGTATTGACCCTGTTGCCGAAACTCCTTTTATATATGAACAAGACCCATTTAGTAGGGAACCTGCAAATGATGATAAAGGTGATTGGTGGTGGTTTGTTAGGGGTATGGGTTGTTATAATTTTGTATCGAGACCTTTCTCGAGTTTAAAACCGCACGGTATAGGGTATAATTATCCTGACGAGGCCGGAGGAGGCGAGAAAAAATATTCCGATATCTACTCATTAGTTGAACTTATACAAAGACTAAAACTAACCTTTGCACTTTGTTTTGAAGTAATCTCACACACGTTCTCAAACGGATGGGTTAATGGTACCCTTTATGCTTTTGCATTCCAAAACTCAACTTTTTTTGATTCTAACAATTTACCTTACAGGTCATTTTGTAGAGACGTTGTGTTGTTCCATAAACCTTTAAAAAACTACTATTATAGAAGTAGTCCATGGAACGGTACAGATTTCATTGGGAAAAGAAGTCCAATTTTTGGTTCTAAAAGAGGTAACCTAAGGAATTTATTATTTCCAACAACTGTAATGGATTTAGGACCAAAAGCTTCCTTTATACAAGAATTAGTTTTTTCTGATGAGTATGATGGATTTATTTCCGCAAAACTACAATCAACATCATTCCAAGATGTGACAGACATATTAAACGTATTTGTACTTACTAGATTAGTTAATGCTACTTTTTTACAAATGTTGATACCACTACCTGATGATAATGGTAATGAACAAGGTAGTGATGACCCTTCTGTTGGTTCATTCTTTGCTAACAGTAGATGGGAAAATGGTACTTTATTTTTTAATGGATTGTTACCTGGTTTGATGGATGCTGACTACTCCCAATTGGTTTCAATAAATTCCGAGTTTGGGGTTGTAGGTTTTGGCCCTGAGTCTTATTCAAATAACGCTTTGTTTTTTGGAATTGATGATAATGGATATTCGGTATTAGGACTATTGTTTAGTGGTAGTAATCAAGATAGGGATTATATTTCACCAAGAAGAACCATATGGAGAGAATTCGCCTCACTACCCGAACAAGATGAAGATTTTACATACATATCAATTAAGACCCAAACTGTGCCATTCCACCAGTGGACAATCTTCCATGAAGAAGACCAATCACCTGGAGGTGAGAATAGTATATTTGGATATCAGTCAAATAACTTTGTGACAGAGCCTGGTTCGAGTACATACACTACTTTCCCTAATTTCCCTAACGGATTTTTCTATTCACCATATCAGTCAATGGACAGATTTAACGGCTCATCCAATTACTTTAGACCCGAAACAAATAATACGTTTACATTTAAAGGATTTATAAGTAACTCACAAGAAACTGTAAATCCTGATGGAACTTTCTTTTTCACACCAACCGCTAGAATAAATCAAACATTAGCACCTTGGACTAATGGTAGATATACATACAGTGTTGGGTCACCATTCCATTTTTATTTTGGTTTGATTAACGGAGGAAGTGCTTTAGATAGATTCGTAAAGGCTTATATAGATACAAATATAGTATATGAATAACAATGAAACTGTAAATTTTATTAAGGGTTCCCTTAGGTACAAACAGTCAACTGAAAAGAGTGTTCAAGTGACTGTACCCCTTAGTGGAAAAATGAAAGAACTTGACGATTATCAAAAAAACTTGTCAATAAATTTAGCTGAGGTATACGACAGAGAAAGACAAAAGTCTACTCTGTTTGCTCCGGTTTTTAAATTTCAATTTCTTTTTTCAAATGCTTATTCGGGGACAGCTATGCCTTATGGCTCACCATATCCTGCTTTTAATAATAACTTGTCTTATTTAAATTCCGAAAGTACAAAATTACTACAATTAGACTCTAGTACAACAATTCCGTGGCCGGGATTCCCCCAATACAATGAGTTTTGTTTCATAAGAACCGACTCAAGTGTTTTTGGTTATACATCAGGTACTGGTAACCATTTAAATTTTATACCACAATCTGCGTCAACATATAATTGGAATTATTATATGACTTACGTATATGGTCAAGACGAATATCGACAAGTAAGTTATGTTTTTCCTGATGGACAAACTTTAACATCGCAACCAAATTTGGGGTTACCTTATATAATGAATAGAGTTGAATTTGAAGGTAAAACATTGTGGCAGTTTACTTGTTTGGTTAATCATAACTTGGCTGTTGGTGATTATGTTTATATACCAAACGTAGATGTGAGAACGATTACAGGGGTGGTACAACCAGGTAGAAATAGATTTGAAGTCTATAGTTTGGGTAATGGGTTCTTTAATTCCGATAAAAAAATCTTTAATATTTTGGACGTTGGTTTTAATCAATCATCAGCTTCTTTTAGCCCAAATAAGATAGGTCATTTCTATCGAGTAACAGATAACGATAACCCAACAGGTTCTCAGTCTATTTACTACTTCAGATTACATAGAATATTAACAGACCCACAAGACGCTATTGTGACTAATGCGGGATTTGAACAAAATGCTTTTAGAACTGTTAAAAAATATGAAAGCCCTGACCTTACACCAAATCAGGTGGAAAGAATATCAGTTAAAGAAGATTCACAATCCTATAATATTTCATTTAATAGTGAAATTAATTTGGTCAATTTAGTTGATAATAGAAATAGACCAGTTTCTGAATTGTTTGTAACTGTAATAAATAAAGGATTTTTCGGATATTTCAACCCCCCAAATGTACAAAATACCACAGGACTCAAAGAAGGGTGGGGATTTAATTTAAGTGGAACTGGGGTACCTGATTGGTGGAGAAGAGATAATGGTCTTTCAGATACTACAATTGGTTATAGGTCTTATAACAGAGCTGGACTTACATTTTACTATAATAACACTCCACAGGTTGGGGATACAATATATGGAGATTTATGTGAATGGAATAATTTAACCCAAGAGGAAACAATCCTTTCGGAGTATTATCAAAAAATTGTATATAATCCGCAAATCTTTAATATTAATTCAGATTTATTGAATCCATTGGGGTATTATTATTATCCGCATTTTCAAATAAAAATAAGACAATTTTCAGATTATATAGAAGAAGGTGATAGAGATACAACTGAAGATGCCCCTAACTACGCTTACTACTCTCCTTATAATAATAAGTTATACTGGAGGGATATTTATACTTATGGATTTATAGATGCCGACGGTAATGGGGTTGATTATCCTTTTATGAATGGTATCCATTATCCTAATAAAAACTTTTTCTTCAGATTAATACCTGAAGGTTCAAACTTATTATCAATACTAAGCGTACAAGACCCGATTATAGATGGATGTGAATAAAGTTAAAATATTACAAAGTCCTGGAGATAAAACTATTTTGATTCCTATTGGTAATCAAAATGACTTGTTAAATAGAGAGGATGCTATTGTACAAGAGGAAAACCGAATAATTGAAGAAATTATTGGAACCCCAATTAACTACGAGCTTTCAAGATATTCAAACGCTCCTGATAATTTAGGATATACACAATTGGTGTATAACTTTTTTTTCACAAATTCTCCATCTACCCCTGCTGAACCATCATACCTTACTGAATTTACTGAAAATCAAATACGATACAGAACTAATCAATTTGCAAATTCTTTTTTTAAACTTGATTTTTACGATACACCAGACCCCAAAAAACAAAAAAACTTCTTTACAATAATATTACCCGCAACCAAAAGCACTGAGGTTTTTGAAACTTTTTGTGAGGCTCACGTTATTACTGTCCAAGAGTCTGGCAGAATTGAGTACACTAATTGTTGTGGTGATGTGGTAATCCAAACAGTTAATGTGCCTCTTAATCAAAACTCGGCGAGTATATCTATATGTAGAACTATTGGTACTATTGCAACATATTCATATAGTATTGTTAGAGATGAGGACTTTCTTTCATATACTATTGATTTAGACTTTAGTGGGTTCGAAGACTCACCTAGGTATTCTTTACAAAGCTTGGGAGAATGTCTTTGTAATAGTTTAATAACTTCTTCGTTAAACGCTATTCCAAATTTATTAGAGCCCTCATTTGTTCTTGACCACACAAGACTAAAAGAAGGCTTTTACATATATTGGTATGAAAATTCTGAAATAGTTGACACAAACATTTTCCATATGTCGGCAAAATTTTTTAATGCCACAAACGGACAATATACAAAATTTATAATAAACGACCAATCAACTTATCCTAATCCTTATAGAATACCAAATAACGATTTTTATCATAGGTTGGTGTTCAATTACAGTACTAAGACATACACAATATATGGAGGACAATCACCAAATAATAGTCCTGCAAACATATTAAATAATGTTGTATGGTTTGAATACGTTAATCCACCGGTTTAAAAATGGAAGTTAGAAAAGTAAAAATATCACCAGAGGTTTTATCTGAAGAAATCTCACAACAAATATACAGTGGAATAACGGTTGGTTATTATTCTGGAATGTCATATGTACTTTCTTCAGGTACTGTTGATTTGGGAACATATGTAATAGGAGATGCAACAATCGATGGGGGTATTATTGGTGATTTTGGAGCTTTAAACAACTCAACTACCATCCTACAAATTAGTAGGAAGAACCTCTTAGGGTATGATTGGTCTTTATATTTTCAAGAACAAATAATAGAAGGGTCCTTTATTACAATTTCTTCCACAACCGCAACAATTGAATTTAAATCACAACAAGATGGTGTCATTAATGATTTTTATTTAGAATTTGGATTAGTAGCTCTTGCAAGGGCTACCGAGGGAGTTTTTTCAGTTGGGGAAGAAGTTAATGTCTCAACCAAAAAAGTCGGCACCTCCCAGTTAGTTAATCTTTCAATACCTATATTGCTCAATCAAAATTATGAAGACATTGGATATTATTCACCATTTGACGGGGATTTATCACAATTAAATGAGGAAGTTAATTTTACATTTGTTGTGAATCCGGTAAACAATTATGAAATTTGTGTCTTCAATACTTCAAATAGGACTAAAACATATTTAAGTGATACTACTTATTATGTTAATTGGGGTGATACTGATGTGGTTGAACAAGTTACCGTTTTTATACCTGACTCATTTTGTCATACTTACGCTCTGTTTCCAGACACTCAATATACCATATCATTTACAGGAACCTCTTCATTTGGAGAATTTATTATTAAGAAAAATCTTATAGTTCCATTCGACAATGTTGTAATTGATAACCCATACGGAGAAGTTTCATTTATACCATTTAATGGTTCTTGGATTGGAACACCATCAATGCAAGATTATATAACTAATTATGATTCTGAAAATGTTGCAATAGTTGTTGCGCCATTTACCGTTACCGGATATACAAATTCAAGAATAAATGAGTTGGCAGTTGTGGGGGCTAATAAGTTTATTATCGATTTACCAATACAATTAGCAGATGGTACTGAAGGTGTTTTAAACTCAATTTCTGACGAGTTTACAGGTTATACAATAAATGACCAAGTATATCAAGATTATCCCGATGGGACCTCAATTTTCATTTGTGTGTCAGAAGGATTAACCGATATTATGGTGTCCACTAGTGGTATAACTAAATTTGAATATTTAATGAACATTATTGAACAA